AAAAAGTGATTTTTTTCGGCTGAAAGCGGTGTTTATTAGTCACTATTTTGTATATTTGAAGCGTTGCTGCAATGAAGCACAACTCGAAAACAAAGTAATATGGCAAAGAAAGAAAGCATCAACGGTTCACAAGTCATCCAGACGGACATCAGCGTATTGATCCCAGATGATGACAACTTCAACAAGCATACAGAGTTCGGTATGTCTATGCTTGAAAAGTCGATCCGTCGCAACAAGTTCGGTCGCTCTGTGCTTGTAGACAAGAACAACAGACTGATCGCAGGAAACGGAGTCGTAGAGACAGCGTCGAACATCGGAGAGACGAAAGTGATCATCGTTCCTACTAACGGAGACGAACTTGTCGTTGTCAAGCGTATGGACGTGGATCTCGACTCACAGCAAGGACGCGAAATGGCTTTCACTGACAATCAGATCGCGCATGTCGATCTGGAATGGAACAAGGAAGCACTCGATCGCGCAAAGGAGAGATTCAACATCGACACAGAGGAATGGGGCTTGAAGTTCGCGCAGGCTGAACAGTCCGCAAAGGACTACTCTGGCGACATCAAGCAGCAGTACAAGTTAGAGATCGACTGCAAGACGGAAGGTGCTCTGCAAGCGATCTACGACGAAATGCAGGAAAGGGGGTACGAATGCCGCATTTTGACATTATAAAGGAGCACGAACCGCGAAAGTCATTCCGCGTCGCAAGCGTCATGGGAACATACGACTTGCAGACGCAGCATGTCACGGAGCACTTCGAGGGCGACATCACGCTTCCCGAAAAGTGGAACATCGGACTGATCGTCGGACACTCTGGAACTGGAAAGACAACGATCGCACGCGAACTGTTCGCAGACTCTATCGTCGATCAGATGCAGTACACGCATGAGTCGATACTTGACGATATGCCGAAGGATGCAAGCGTCACGGAGATCTGCAAGGCACTGAACAGCGTCGGATTTTCTGCCCCCCCCAGTTGGCTAAAGCCTTACAGTGTACTGTCGAACGGAGAGAAGATGCGCTGCGACATAGCACGCGCAATGCTCGAACAGCGCTAAATGTTCGTG